AAGAAAAGTTTCAACAGCATTTAGAGGAAGGGCGAAAGAGAGCCGATGAAAGAGAAGAAAAAGAAGTTTATGAGGAACCCATTTATCCAGAGGAAAAAGATAAACCTGAATGGAAAAAGAGAGGTCGCCCAGAAAACCCAGCAGAAGCCATAGAGTGGGAAAAGAAAATTAGAAGGAAAAGGGCCACCCGTAAGAAACCCGAAGAAAGAATGATTGGTGGTAAAAAAACAAAGGTTACGCCTGTGGTTGATACAGGAGATAGACCAGTTAACCCACAAAGTGGACCTGTAACTGAACCACAAAAACTTCCACAAAACAAATGGATTTACCTTGATGAGGAAGAAGACACTATGGGTAAGTCATATCAAGAAATATTGAAGGGTAAAAAGCCCATGATATTTTGGCAGAGAAAGGACATGAAAAAACCAAGTAGTGGTAAAGCAAGGGGAGGTAGAATGTTAGGACATAAAATGCCAGCATTAAAACTAAAGGACCCCTCATTTATGGTTTCTGCACTTCAACAACTTAAAACTGAACAGAATAGTAAAAATATAGATATTTTGATTAAAATTATTCTAAACAAAGAAAAGAAAGATACCACATATACAGGTAAAGATACAGATAAATATACAGTTACTGGAAAACCGGGGACGAAAGAAATTCGACAATATAATGAGCAAGAGTTGGTTTTGGATAAGTTATTAGATGTAATTGAGAAAGGATATAAATATGAAGGTAGGACCGATTTGCAAAGAGAAGTGACAGAACAAAAAATATTAAGTAGTAAGTTTCTATCTACATTATCAAAGGATTTATTCGGAGAAAGTAAAAATATTCATCCACGACTTGTAGATAGGCTAAAGGTGGCTAATACCTTTAATGCTTTTAGAAAGTTTCTTAACAGTCAAGGAAAAAATTTACCAAGAGAATCTTCCTTTAGGAGTGCCCTTAGAAGTTTAGAGACCCGCAAAGGAATGCGTTCAAGAATCATTGAAGTAATGCTTACAAGACCAGAAGACTATGCCTATAGAGAAGATGTTTATGATGAACATTTGAAAATCATTAATTCTTTCATCAAGAAAAATATTACTGCGTTAAGTAGCACATTAAGGCCATTGGTTAAAGGAGGATTAATTGGAGAGTGGGATGATGTATTATCTGATATTAAAAGTGACTATGATAAATTGAATGCAGAGAAAAAGAAAAGAATAACTCTTGATGAATTTGAAGGTAAAAAGTTAGTCAATATTATCAAAGAAATCTTAGAAGATGTAAAAGATTTGAATGACTCTCAAAAGGCAAAATTAGCATTACTTGAAATTGGACAAAGTAATGGTAAAAGCGGAACTGCAAACAATGATAAATATGATACAATTATGGAGAATTTTAATCTAATGAGGCAATCATATCATTGGGGCAAGCATATTAATGAAGCAGAAACAAAAGCCGGAATCAATCTAGATGATGAAGGTATTCCTAGAGAACCCGAAGCATCAAAACCTGATGCGCCAACATCTGAACAGGCCCCCAAACCAAGATATAGTGCTAAACAAAAACAACTCTATAAAATGTATAAAGACTACAAAAAACAAATCTGGTCATCTAGAGAGGACATAAAAAGATTGAAGAAAGAAATTAAAGAGGAAGACTCAGAACTGATACATCAATGGAATGAAGCACAAAGAGAAAGAGACCCCAAATTTGTGTCAAATTTAGATAGATTGAAAAGAGACCTCAATAAAAGACAGGGCATCGTTAATAGAATGGTTCGTTCATTGGAAGCAATGGAGGAAAAATATCCAGATTTACTACAGGAGGTTAAAGAATGAATTGGGAAGATATAATTAGAAAGGAGCATAGTCCTATTTTGGATAAGGCTAGTTCTAAACAAAAGAAGAAACTAAAAAAAGTCCTACAGTCTGTTCAACCAACAGAATACATGGGACAAGAGTTTACTAAACTTGGAGATTTATTGGAGGAATTAAAATCACTAAATGTCCAAAAGAACTTCAAGAAGGAGTTTGAGAGTTTTGAAGAGTTAAATTTAGATATGGTTGCGGCCGCATCTGAATTAAGGAAAGATTATGAGATTCTATACCGCCGATTACGAGGGATGGTTTATCCTAAGAGTAAAGGCGATTTAGGAGATGAGAAAGATGAGTGAAAACGAAAATGAAATGTTGCTAATACTCAAAGAGTTAGTTAACAAAGTAAAACAGTTAGAGCAGGCTGTGTATGATAAAGACAACCTGCTAATGAAATCGGGTTATGTTGTAGTTGATACTCCTGCGCCCGTCATGAATGTAGGTGGAGATGTAAATGTTGAAACTGACAAGATTGCAAAAATGGAATGGGAACAGATAAATGAAATGGTTAATAGAATAGAAGGTGGTTATTGATGGTAGAAAAGGTAACTAAGGAAGAGAGAATGGCGACATTAATGAAGCAAGCAGCAGAAAAAGCAATAGAGATATTGAACGCTAATGACTTTAATGAAGATGATTTGTCTGGTGAAGATGTTAAGGTGAAGAAACCAACGGTAGAAAAGGTTGCTGATGCTAAAGGCGGAGATGAACAAGCAGATAATAGAACTAGTAGAGATGTTAAGAAAGCAAATCCATATACTCTTGGAGGAGCAAACCCACAATCATTAAGACAACAACATGAACATGCCGCAAAAAAGGTTCAAAAACCTAATCCCAAGTATAAATGTGATGGGTGTTCAGATATTGCAACACAGGAATGCACTGTTTGTGCAGCAAGATTTTGTGATGAGTGTAAAAGCCATTTTCTGAACCCAGACATTCACCCAACAAAAAGAATATGAAGTGATTAAAATGAATTGGGAAAAAATTATTAAATCTACACCAATAGAAAGGTGTGATGTTTATGACAGTGGATGTAAAAATGATGCCGCAATGTTTTCAACTATTAATTGTATGAAACTATGTCAAGAATGTTATGATGAGTATATGAATCAACCTGTTCGCAATTACGAAGGTGAAGAAATAAAAAGACCGACGGCGGGATGGAAGCCATTTACAATTGCGGATTGGAATTCTTCTATGTGTTCTCCTGCCAAATCTTCTGCTGATAAAGGAAAGTTATGGAGATAGGAATAAAATGGTAGAATCTGGGGTCTTTGTTACTAAGAAGACTGATGCTATGGCGAAGCGTGTCCTTGACTTTTATGAGGATGTTCGATATAAGTATCTGTCTGCTATAGAAGACCCTAAAGAATATGGTAGTGCATGGAAAAAGGCAGTTAAGAAAATAAGAAGTGATTTCGATGGTCTAGGAAAATTCACTTCTGAGGTTAAACAATACATTGAAGAGGACAATGTATTCAATGATGAGGTATTAAATCCAGAGTCAAATGCTGCTAAGAAATTATATGATTCAGTGAAGGAAATGCGGTTTAAATCCAAAGAGATGAACGACCCCTTTGCTAAACAGATGGGGGAAAAGGTGGTTGAAACCCTCATAACAAAGCCTTCTGTTTACGCTATGTTTATCCACTATGCCCTACGCGCACATACGCACAGCATTAGAGAGGAGGCATGGGAGGCTCACGACCTAAAGCCCGATGAGATTACAGAAGGGGCTAAGGGTTTAGACCTCAAAGTTGAAGACATACCATTATACATCATAGAACATTATGGAGATGATGTAGACACTACTAGAGTTAAATCCAAATTTAAGGGAGCATTGAAATTATTGGAGAGAGTTTATCTTGAAGCCAATACTGCAGAACAGTGGGATAAATTACTTGCTATTGATATAAAAAAGGATGAGGAGAGTGGAATTAAGTCTGAAGATAAGAAATCTGAGATAAGTTTTATTACACCTAACAAACCAATGTATAGAATATTTGAGGTCAATGATATGAAAGAACTAAAAGGCTTTAGTGGTGAATGGTTAGTTCAAGAAAAATTTGATGGAATTAGAATTCAAATACATAAAAAAGATAAACAGGCTAAAATTTATACTTATAATGAAAAGGATATAACTGATAAGTGTAAAGATATAGTAGCCAAAATAAACCAAAAGAGATTTGGCGATATGATTCTAGACGCTGAATTAATTCTATATGATGATGATGAACCATTGCATAGAGCAGATACTATCGCTCATCTATTTAAGGGTAAATATAAAGATGCCACCCTCAAAGCAAAGATATTCGATATTATGAATCACGATGGTAAAACTCTAATAGATTCACCATTGCGAGAAAGAATCAATATATTATTCTATCAGTTATCTCCAGGCTCATCAGACCTATTTAATTTCCCTTCCAAAAAGAATTCTAGAATTGCAGATTCTATCAAAGATGTAGAAAAATATGCAAAAGATATAATGTCCTCTAAAACCTCTGAAGGAGTGGTAATAAAGGATATAGAATCAACATATTACATTGGTAATAAGAAGAATCCTAAATGGATTAAGTGGAAGAAATTTGTAGATTTAGATGTTATAGTCTTAGATAAGAAAAAGACAAAATCAAATCTATATTCTTATTCTGTGGGTGTTGGTCCTCTTACTGGAGAAGAGTCTAGAGAACACAATGGAACAGAATATGAAGGGAAAACCTATCTACCTGTAGGTAAGGCATTAAACACTAAAGAATCTGTGGCTATAGGTTCTATTGTTAGAGTTAAGGTAGATGAGGTTAAAAGAAAAGGAACGGGTTACAGTCTTTATTCTGCAAAGATAATTGAAATACCGGAAGTGGAAACCCCAGAGAAATTAATAACTCTAGACCTATTATCCAAAGAAGGCAGAAAGTCACTAAAGTATGATGTAACAGATGCCTTGCTTAAATACACTATAACTGATGGGATTCACGGAAAAGCAGATATAATTATGAAGTCTGATTATGAAGGATTTACAGTTTATGGATTTGATGGAGATTCTTTAATGGAAAAGAATGCTTTGGTTGATATGGATATGTGGAAGGAACAAATAACTGAAATGATTAAATCTCATACTTCTGATGCTAGAGTAGCAGTAAAAAATTATTTACATGATGAAGGAAAGCCCACAGAATTAAAAGACATATATAAATTTATGGTTAAAAACAAACCAGAATTAGTGGAAAAACTATGGGAAGAAAAATTCGATAAATTCACAAAATGGATGAATGATTATGATGATTTTATTAGAGTTAGTCCTACTACCTATTCTGACAATGAATTTAAAATAATTAAGGATGAAGAAACGGACACTAAAATTGGGGTCTATAGATTATATGTTAGAAAGGATGATAATCTAGAATTATTGATTGACTATAAAGAAAAATCAATGGTATGGATAATTGATATTGAAGACAATGAGGACATCTATAACTTATTTGGTAAGGCCGGTAAGTTTCCTGCTGAAATTGGCGGCAAAAGCCAACCTGAAAGACTATTGGATAAAGGCAAGATAACTTTAGGAGTTCAAAAGCATGGTTATCATGAATATAAAATTAATGGAGATAAGTTCAAGACTAGACTTCACTTTAGAGTAGTTCCTGTAAATGAACAAGATAAATGGGTAGTATGGACTGGATTCAAGCAGAAGATGTTAGATGCAAAAGAAGACGAAGGCATATGGGATATTGCAGAGGATAGGCATAAAAAGTTAACCATGAAAATTGCCGAATAACGCTGAGTTGATATAGTAATGTCGAGAAGTGTCGTTGTGTCCGAAGCGGCTTTGCTTAAGAGTAATACTGATGGAACCTTTGATATAATTAAATCAGATGAATTAGTAATCGGTGGGTATGCGTCAATAGAAATAGTAGACAAACAAAATGACCTTATTACATTGGAAGCACTTAATGAAGCAGTTAAGAAATACATGGAAGTAAAGAAATACAGAAATGTAATGTCAAACCATTCAAATGTTCAAGTTGGAGATGTTATAGAAAAATATCGAGATAAACATGGGCAACTACACAAAACACAAGTAGACGATGTTGGATTTTATGTTGTTATCAAACTAAGAGATGACATAGAAAAAGCAAAAGAAATTTCAAGAGGGATTAGAAAAGGAACCCTTCGTTCATTCAGTATAGGTGGACAAGCATTATCAAAGAGAAAGAAAACCAGCAAAGAAATTGGTGAGTATAACGAGATAGATAAATTAGAACTCCATGAAGTCACAATTTGTGAGAAGGGCATAAATCCAGAAGCGAAATTTGATATTCTAAAGGAGGACAACGATATGACTGAGAGATTGGAAAAAGCGTTAGAAGAACTTAACGACCTGATGAAGGAAGTTAATGAACTAAAGAAAGATGAGGGTGCTGACGCACCGTCTGACGATTACAGCGAAGGTGGAGACTTAGAGGCTTCACCTGCTGATGATGTTGAGGCAATGGATAATGATGAGGACACAGACGACGATGGAACTGTTGAAGCATCAGATTACGGCGCTGATAATGATAAGGAAGAGAAAATGAGAACCGGACCAGAAGGTCCCGTTGAGCATGGTTATGGTGATGATTTGGCCGCTGGTCAAAAGCATTCACAAGCAGGCCAAGTTGGACAATTGTATAAGGAGTGGCAGAATGACGACTTCTCTACACTTGACTTGTCTGTTGAGAATGTAGAAAAGGCGTATGACGCTTTCAAGGCAGAACAACTTGAAAAGATGGCTTACGACTCATTAAAGACCAAGTTTGAGGAAAGGTTTGCTAGTGAAACATCTGTCCGTAAGGCAGATGTTGCGCGTCATGAGTATGATGCAAAGAACGAGGTTGAAACCCTAAGAGAGGAGTTTGCTTCTCTCCGTAAGAGCCTAACAGAACAGTCCGATGAGATTGTAAAGGCTCAAACAATTGAGGTTCCCGACTTTGATGTAGGTGAAATGTCTTGGACAGACATTCATAACATCATTAGCGAGTTTGAGGAGTGATAAAGGATGAGTTACATTAAGACAATGAAAGACTTAGAAGCCGCAACCTACGGTGTTCGTGGGGGAAGCGGTAATGCTTTGTTAAAGAGTGCAGGAGTTGTAGCGTGGGGTTCTTCAGGAACCGGACACGATACCGATGTTGCTGGTCTATCCGGTGCTTCGGGCCTTGCTGACTTGTATAACAGGGCTTATGGACAGAAAGTATGGTCTATGCTTAACCAAGAGGTTAATGCGCTGGCTATGCTCGCCAAGAGGCCATATACAACAAGTGGCTGGCGAGTGCTAAAGAAGAGAGCAGAAGGTGGCTCAGGTTCAACCTTCGATGTTACGCTAAGTGGAGCAGCAACAGCAAGAGGCGTTGATGCACCTTCTGCGGATAATATCGGTGGTGTGGCTGAGAACGCATCTTTGGGAACGGGTAACGATATTCCGGCCATTACGCCAGAATACACGAAACTCTACACAAGCCCTAAGACTGTGGCTCATTTGTTTGAGTTCTCAGAATTGGCTCTTGAGATGGCTAAGATTGATGATGGAGTCGGTGATTTGCGCTCTCTAGTCCGTGAGGATATGGGTAAGCATCACGCCGAGGTTCAGAATAAAATGCTTTTGATGCCATTAGAGGCTTATGACCAAGTAATAACTGGAAGCGATAACCGAGTGAATGTCAACAAGAACTACACTTCTCTTTTGAAGATTTGTTCTTCAAGCCAAGAGATGGAAGCAATGGTTGATGCGTCAATGCTGGATGATTCTACTTCCAGCACCGGCGGTCTAACAGCAACCCTTAGCACTATCTTTGGGGCTACTGACAGGCAATTGGTGAGTAATGCTTACAATGCATCCTTTTTGGATGCAGAAGTTGATTATGGTGCAGGGTATGCGGCAGGAGATGCTCGCGTTCTGACGCTAACAATCATTAACGACATGCTGCGAAGGCTGCGAGAGAACGGTGGTAGTCCAAAGGTTATCTTAACCGGGTATGACACCATTCAGCATCTTGGAGACTTATTGCAGGCACAGGAAAGGTTTATGGACAGGAAAGAGGTTATACCAACACATAGCGGTGTTCGCGGTGTAAAGGGTAGAGAAGTTGGCTTTAGGGTCGCTACCTACTACGACATCCCGATTATCCCATGCAAGGATATGCCCCGAACTGGACAAGGCGCGGCTAACAAGTTGAGCGATATTCTCGTTCTAGATACCGACCATTTGTGGATTTCGGTTCTAAAGCCAACCCAATACTTTGAGGATGGTATAGACCACGGAAATCCCTTTGGGGTTGGAACTCTCGGAAACCAGGCAATGTATAGAACCATTGCCGAAACCGGCTGTTCCTTCTTTAAGGGCCAGGGTAAGATAACTAACCTAACAAGTGCTTGAAGGTGATTAAATGACGGCAACTATAACTTTAGTTGGTGACCATAAGGGTATAACTAGGCCAAAGGCTGTAGGAGATGAGTATGTTGTTGATGCGAATATTAACATCACATCTTACACGGCTAATGGAGAGGTCATATTAGCGACCTCTCTTGGTCTAAGCACCCTTCATGCTGTCTGCATCACAGGACAAGAAAAGGGAGTTGGAAACGCAGGTTTCCTAGCATCTATCGAACTAGATACTGCTGGCGATTATGCTAGTAGTTCTTCGTTTCAGATTGTTGCTACCGACTTTGATGGAACTAATGCCGCAGCATCGGCCACTGACGACATAGGCGTTGTTAGGGTTCGTGCTTGGGGCAACCTTTAGATATAATATGTGGCCTTTGGCCCCTTCTTGGGGCCATTGGCTACTAAAACGGTGAGATTATGAATTGGTTCGACATTATTAAATTAGCGCGAGTCGGTGGACACATTGATAGTGGGTCATACGAAGCGCGCTTGAATAAACTACTGCGAATGTATGAAAAAGGCGAAATTACTGAAGCAGAATATATGGAAAGAAGAACAGCATTAAGAGAACAGTTCGGGAAGATGCTAGATTATGACTTTGATTAAATTAAGTAAGAAGGGCCGCGCAATTGGCCTTAATACTCGGTCACATTTGAGTGTGACTAATGATAATCAAGAAATTGATACAAAAGAGGCATTGGTATATTTAGGTGATGAACGATTCACACTTACATTTGTTCCCACAGATAAGGATAAACTTAGAAAGTGCAATGAAAGGCAATTAGAATGGTTAAGGCGAGAATATCAATGTAAAGGAGATGTAGAAAAAATCATTAAAAAAATGTTTCCACCTTCTCCAATTAAAAAGAAAATGAAGGCAGTTGTTAAACCTAAACCCGTGATAGAAACTAAAACTGAGACGACAGGTTAATATGCGTAGCCCATCTTGGAGCGAGTGAAGGAGAACTGAATATGGCCGGTGGATGCAATAATACAGGTGTTCAAACAGTTTCAGGTGATGGAGCGCAAGGTAAACAACTCATTACAGGACGGGTTAGAATACAATCTATAAAAGTCTGTAATGATGCTGCCGTTGATAAGACGGTAACATTTTACGACGGCACAGCAAACACAGATACTAAAATAGCAGAAGTCCATGTAGGTGCAGTAAATCAGAATATTGATTTCGACATGCATGGTTCAATTGCAGTTAATGGTGTCTATGTTGAAACCGCAGGAAGCGGCAGTAATAGTGGGGTTAGTTTCTCTATTCAATACTTTTGAGGGAAAAGAATGCCAGCACTAGAAAAAGACACAAAATTGGTAATGACGATACTATTCGTCGGAGCCATAAGTGGAGTAAATGTATACTTCTATGCGAAGTATGGAAGCATGATTGCGTTTAATGACTATGCACACGCATTAGTCTTTGGTCTGATGACCATTGGAGCAATACTTGCTATGAAAGCAATGTTCGACTTAGCGTTGAACGACAGAATAGAGATGTGGTTGTTAGACAGAAGAATAGGAGCCTATTGGAATAAGAAAAATAGAGATGCAGAACAGAGAGATAGGATTAGACAAAGCATGAATGCCTTTAATCCAACACAGGCACAATATGTTCCTTTGCCACCTACAGTTGAAGAACAACAAAGAGTTCAGCCATCTTTCTTAGCACAGATTGAACAGTAGTGAGATGAATGCTAGAAGCAATAACGACAGGCTTTAATGAAACTACATTAGCATACGACTTGCAAAGAGCGCATTCGGCTGATATTTGGTTTCTAAGGGCTAGATATACCTTTTGGGGATGTGTAGCAACCGTTAGCGGTTTTCTTATAGGTCACGCTTTACCTGCTTTTGGATTGAATCTCTACCATGAAGCATGGGAGGGCTTCGTAATGTTTACTAATACTTTATTTGGGTGATTTCAAATGGGTTCCTTGATGACAGGTTTTGTCATCATAATGATAGAAAAGGCAGGGAGATTTTGGAGAAAAGTCCACGCTATACCTTTTGGAATCTATGGAGCAAGTCAAGTAGGAAAAACAACTTTACACCATCAAATGAGAACAAGGGGAGAAGTTCCAGACATACAAGATAGAACAGTTGGAAGAGGCAGGGCAACTAGAAAGACTATTAAAATTGATGGAGACCAACATACAATCAAAACAGCAGATGTAGGAGGAGAAACACTTTATTGGGGCGAATGGCTTAAGGACATGAAATCTAGGAGAGTCAAGTATATTATTTTTATGATTGATGATAGACACATGGATAAGCATTACGATATAGAGCAACAATTATGCTGGAGTTTCTTAGTAGATTCAATATGTTCACCTTATTGGGATGCAATAAATAGAAAGGGTAGAAAGAAAGCACATGATTATCCAATTGCAATAGGGCTATGGGCAAATAAATTCGATTTGTGGAAAGATAAATATCCTTATGATGATATACAAAATCACCCAATATTTGAAGCGTTCAAGGACGGAATGTCAAAATTAAATGATAGAGGAATACCCTGCTTCAAATACATAGTAAGTGCAAAATCAGATTCAGAAATGGTATATCGTGGAATAGGAACAATGGTGGATGATTACTAATGAGTATGCAATATAGCCCCCCTTCTTTAATTGGAGCAACAAGTGCTACTGCATCTAATCCATTTCTACCCCCAATTAAATTTGCTCGCGCTGCTGGTGGAGTAATGAATTATGATTATAAAAGTTCTAAACCAAAGAAACAACTCAAGGAAATGATTAAGATTCTATGGCCTGAAAAGAAGTCCTTCCTTAAGATTCCTTATGGATTCAAATTCAATACTAAAGATAGATGTGTTGTTTGTGGGACACATAGAATATGGGAAGCATCTGACCCATTAAGACCAACAATACCACTACACAAAGTCAAGAAGGGGTATCCAATGAGAGGAACTTATTGCGATAAACACACCCATTTACACAAACAATATGAAATGTTAGAACAACAATTTATAGCGGAAGAACATGGGCTAGAATTCAAAAAGTATGTTCCTATGCCCAAAGTGCCTAAGATGTTACAATCTGCACCGCTAACTTCATTAAGGCAATCCGACATCGAAGCATTGAGTGAGGCTGGCTGGACAATCAGACCCCC